CAAGGGATTGCTAATTTTTTAAGAGCTTGGGCATCATTAGCAGGACTAACCTTACTATATAATGCATTAATGAGCGATGATGAAGAGTTTAAAAAACTAGACCCATCAGTTAGAGATAGAAGACTTTTATTTGGTAATGGTTATCACATCACATTACGACCTGATATATTTACCTACTTAGGTAAAATAATGCCTGAACATGTAATTCAAAATATGGTATATGAATCTGAAGACAATCAAAAATTCTGGGATGCCTTAAAACGTAATGCGGCAGATATAATTAGTATGAATATTCTTCCTCAACTATTAAGACCTGGAGCAGAACTATTTTATAATTATAGTCCTGTTACAGGTAGACCTATTGTACCGCAGTCTTTACAAGATGAACCTATATCTCAACAATATACAGCATCTACAACAGAACTTGGAAAGTTAATTGGCCAACTAACAAACATACCTCCTCCAGCAGTCGATTATTTTTTCAGACAATATTTTGGTTACACAGGCGGTTTAGTTATGATGTTTGCAAGCTCTATGATAGAAGATGCAGATATTTTTAAATATGATATGCCTACTAAATCCGAAAGAGATTTATTAGCTAGTATTCCAGGGATGAGTGCATTTATTTCTAAAGAATATGGTAATAGATATACATCTGATTATTACGAATTAAAAGCTGAAGTTGATAAAGCCTATAAACAATTTCAAAGTTTAGATAAATATGGATTTGATATTAAGAAAGCCAAAGAATATTACCAAGAGAATAAAAAATTAATTGATACTAAAGACGATATATCTACTTTACAAAAAGATTTAACAGCAATACGACAACGAAGAAAAGAAATTCTTCAAACGCCTAGAACTAAAATGTCTGCTGATGAGAAAAAGGCTGAATTAGATGAGTTAAAAAATATAGAAAACACAACTTTAGGTCGAATCTTAGAAATAAGAAAACGAGTATACGGTACAAGAGCTTTTGCTGAAGACTAAGCAATCCTCCAAACCCTAACGCCTAGATAGTCTTCTTTAGTTGTAACAAAAGTCTTAACTCGAATACCTGCACGTTTCGCGCCTGACTCTGCAGCATAAATCATTTGAGCTGTTTTAAGGGTAGGAATAAAGAAACTATCCCCTATTGCCATACCCTGAAACGGAAACAACCACTCTACTTCCTCATATAGACTCAGTCTCAATCTCCTTAGAAATCATATTATCTACTACGTCTGGAGGTAAAGTATTCATATCTATAATGTAAGATTGAACATTAAATTCATCTAGACCCGGCTTCCAACCCGCGGCTAACTTCTTACGTTTCTCAATAACACCAATGTTTTCCTCTTGTAATTGGAACACAAACTGCTTAGGGGACACGCCTTTATCTTCCACTAAGAATTTTCTAAATGCAGGCTTACTTAAACAAAGCTCTCTAGCATCGTTATCTACTCTAATTAGTAATGCATTGTGTGGAGTTAGTGGGTGTTTTTCTTCATGCACTAAAAGCACTGACCCTAGATTTTGTTGTACAAATTCATTGATAGTAGATACATAATTAATCTGTTCTGTTTTATGTACATTGTCACGTATATCTATTAATTCAGCTACAACATTCCTGTATATTCTATCTAAATCATAGTGAAGAATATCATATTTGTCTGCTACTTCTCCTGCAACCATAGTAGTAGCAACTAAACTTTCATAGAAGCGGTATGCAGTATCATCGCCAAAGTCTTTTTTAAACTTGTTTGCCCAATAATCTAAACGTTTATCAATAGCTTCTTTACCTTCTATATATAGCCCTTTAACAAATTCAGGGCCTGCCCAACCATGATTACTAAGTAGCGGGTGAAACATTACTCTGCCTTGAGATGGGTCATCTTTTAATAGCTTAGGCTTTTTCATAAAGAACTCAATGAGTCTAGCCATCTCCCCTACAGCGTTTTGTTTAGATGAATATATCTTATCTACAATAGAATGGTTAGTTGTAAAAATGCCTATCAAAGATGCAGAGTTTTCATGTGTTCTTTCAGCATTGGTTGATGCTTGCATACGGAGTTTAGCTTTACCTTGTGAAATCCAGTGAATGATGCGTCCAAGGTCTTGCCCTTTGACAGCCCCAACCTCATCTAGTCCATACGGTAAATTATGCAAAGATAAGAACCGCCCCATAACAGCTAGTGGTGTTGTCTCTAACACTGACATATCTTTAGGCATACCCCACATACTGAGGGCGGCGTATAGTGAACCTGTTTTACCTACACCTGAATCACCTACTAAAGATAAAGTCACTCCTGATGTTGGCGTATAGTTCATAAGTACAGAACTTAATCCTGTTAAAGCTACAAAAGCATGAAGTTCAAACCCTTCAATGTTTAGTTTACCCATTAACTCTTTCCATGTATCGTATGAACCTGCTCGATAAACATGCCTTGATGTCTCTTTTATAGTATCTATTAACGCACTAGGGACTTCACTGCCGTCAGACTTAATTTCTACATTACCTGCAACAAACGCATCATGAGTATATGTCCAACCCATCTGAGTATGCAGTTGTTGAGCGGTCTCAGCTGCTTGAGCAATGCCTCCCGCAAAGATTAAATAGTCCATGATTTCCTTCCATTGATTAGTTTTAGCATCAAATAATACTCCGTGTTTAGCAATTAACTTTCTTAGTTCAGTACCATCATATAAAGTACTAAATGGCACATAAAATTCAGCGGGCGTATCATGAGGCGTATCGTATTTCATTAGCAAACAATAACCATCTTTGCTACTATATACCCGTTTAAGAGGGTAAAAATCATACGCACAGATAGCCCTTTCTTTTTGTTCTACCAACTGTCCACTCTCGTCATACACAGGTTTAGGTTTACGATAGATACCCCCGTTCTGACCTCTGTAATAGCCTTCTATAGCATATTCTGGAGGTAGCCCTACAAGACTGGTAGTTACCATCGGCATGCCGTTTAATGCTGTTGAGACTTCTGAACGAATAAAATTTTTGGTAGGAATAGAAGGTACAAACACTTTGCCTAAACTTAGTGGGTTTGTTATTTTATTATAGTGTGTACAACCTTCACAAATACCAGGGTTAAGATTATCAAAAACTTTACATGATTGGGGCATACCTTGAGTTTGATTTGCTTTTCTCTCTGTAGCTTCTTTGTTATAACCTTTGTAATCTTGCGATAGAGCATGAATGTATTTGTCCCTATCTTCACAATGTTGAGCGATAGATAACGCAGCATACCATAAAGGCTCAGGTAGATTTGCTCGGTTACGAATACAATAACGTATCTGTAGACATCCTTCGTTTGATGATTCGTCTAAGCTTTTGTTAGCAATCGTTTCAAACTTTGATTTATAGTTATTTAACCCGCTTGCTACCATAGATGTTTCAGTAAGCTTAGTGTCCTTAAGTATCTCTTCAAACGATTTCTCTACTTGCCCCAACATATCTTGAAACATACGATACTGATATTTCATAGGAGCAACTTCAATAACTTTAGTAGGAGTAGGAGGATTAGACTTAAGGTTAAAAGTGTTAGGGCATCTAAGTATTCTAGCTTTATCTGCACTAACGGCAGGGTCAATCTTAAGCCCGTTACTTAAACACATTTGCTTGAACTTCTCCGCATATAGTTTCCATTCATTGGCATCAACATCCTTATCTAAAGGCCAATATGCATGAATACCATTACCACTGTCTGTAATTGTAGGAGGTGGTAAATCCTGTGATTGTATAAATTCTTTTAAGGCATCAAAAGCTTGTGATTTAGTACCGTAGTCCTTAGTGTCACCAACATCTAAGTCTACAAAGAAAGACTTTAATGCTAATGCATTTTTTCTACTGTGACCATCAAACCCAGCTAACCCAAAAAATACATTGTTATCTTGTTTTTTCTCTTCGACAACTTGCACTAAGTCATCAATAGAATCTACAAAATGATGTCTGATGTTTCCATTAGGTGGTAATACTGCTACACAATATGAACCCTCTGCAGGTAATATAGATGAATAAAACTCTTTACTCATGAGCAACTACCAACATAGGTTTTACTTCGGACTCCATAAAAACTTTAGTGGCAGTATAGTTAGGCGTGGGTAGCTTACCATCAGCTAATCCTTGCTCTATCAATTTGTATAACCTCTCAAGTTTAGGCTTTGTTTTCTGCCTTATTTTTCCTCCACGAAACCAATCGTGTACTGTCTTCCTTGTTATTCCTAAAACATTTGCCACATGTGCATTAGGTACTTTAGCCTTAATACATAATTGTGCTAACTGTATTCCTGTGTGTTCTAAGTCTGCGTGTTGAAGACCTAATAAAAATCTATCACTATAGGGTCTAACCATCATTCTCTCCATTTATCTACTATATTATTAACATTGACTGATTCAAGTTTTGTCTCTTCTTTTGTTGCGTCATAAGCTTCAAATTTAACTGGCTCTTTCTCAGTAGAATCTTCACCTTGATAAACACTTAGTGTGACCGCATTAACAGCACTAGGTGATTCTGCTTGTGTTTTGACTGTTTCAAGTACATCTTTAGGCACAATTTCTACTGGAGAAAATAAAACCCTTGGCTTATTAGAGTTAGGGTCAAATTCCATTTTAGTAATAATTATTCCTGCACTTACATTATTATCTGCAAGCATTTTGATGTAAGCTTTAAATGGCCACTTACCTTGTTCCTCAGTACCAAAACAAGAATTAGCGGGCAGAACTAATTGTAAAACATCACCTGCCGCGTCATTAGCTAAAACAACAGCCATGCGCCATGACATTCTACAAGAAGTGCTAACCCCTCCTGAACCTGAGCCTCGCACACTATTGGGACAAGTATGACAAGACTCAGACTGAGGACGGTTTACTTCCTTATCAGGATTTACAGAATCATTAGACCAACAAACAGGACTCACTTTTTTGCCTTCTTCGTATGAACTTTCATAATACACCCTTGATGGCGTATGCGCCATCTTGACAATTATTATATTCATGGTAGAAGCTTCAGCCGTACTGACCTCTTTGCCCCCAACTATTTTTCTAAATACGCCTCCTCTTAAAGAAATGCGTTTGTTTTGATTAGAAAAGTTACCACTAGCAACAGCTATAGTATCTTCATCTAAACCTAAGTTAGGGTTATTTTTAAGTATGGCTTTAAGTTTATCCATTTAGTCCTTTGCCCCCCACTTACTTACGATGTCAGCAATATCTTTACTTCCATCATTGGTGGGAGCACTTTTGATAACTTCTGGTTCAACTACTTCAGGAATTGGAGCTGTGCTTTCTTCTGCAAAGACTTCCGCTCCTTCGTTATGAACATAGCCTGTAGTTTCTTCAAAACCAAAACGGTCTGCACTGCTAGAACCTTCAACAAGAGTAATAATTTGTACAGCTCGTAGACGTAGAGCGACACCTGCCCCGACCATACTTGTATAGTATGGAGCAATAGAACCATTCACTCTAATCTCAGAGCCTGCACATATATTACTATCTACTACCACGTTACCTTTAGCATCAAAGATAGCTGGTTTGTAGGCAGCTTTAGATTTAAAACGAAGAATAACATTCCCTGTAGGTTGACCTGCATCGTCTAATTGGTCAGTGTATGGAGGGTTAGCAGTTTTAAGTTCTTTACCCTTTTGTTTCTTCATTTCTTCTTTTAGATTGTCTGCAAAAATTGCATTAATCTGGTCAATCAAAGGTTGGGCGTCAGCCTTGGATAATACAAGACTAACTTTATACTCACCTTCCTCATTAAATTTAGTATCAGGGGTTGATAGCCACGGATACAATGCTACACCTTTAGGTGTTGTAAATACATTTGGTTGTTGCGCCATAGTTTTTTTCTCCTTATTTACTTGACGGTTTACGTACTACGATATTGAACTCCCTCATAGAACTAATGCCTGGAGGTAGTCCTGCTTCTTCACGACCATTTAAAAACTCTTTAAAGTTTGCTTGATGAATGCGTTGTTGTAATAACTCTACGGCATCATTCTCACGAATAAAGTCTCTAAAGTTACCCCAATCAGAACATACATAATTTTCTTTTAAAGATTTTATAATAGTCCCTTTTGAAGTCTTAATGCTATCTGCATTTACTTCATTACAAGAGCTAAGCATTACTTGTTCTAACTGAGCAAGGTCATTTTTTAACTCTTGGTCTTTCATTTGAAACTCTCTAGTTAATTCGTCCCGTTTGTTTCGGATTCTAAGATAAGTTTCAACTAACTCATCTAACTGAATCTTTTGTTCGGGGGTAGAATGTTCTAGAACTTCTTCTACTAAATCACTCATGATTCTAATTCCTCACGATATAAGTCAACTAATTTTGTATGCAAGTCTACCTTACCTTGTAGCATGGCATACATCCTTTTTTCAACATCAGAACCCTGCAAATGAACGACTGTCATTTTGTTCTTTTGCCCTACCCTATCCATCCTAGCTATACACTGCAAATAAACTTCTACTGACATAACAGGAGACCAAAATACAACAGTGTCGGCTTTGGTCAACGTTACTCCATGAGAAGCTGATTGTGGTTGAATAACTAGGACTTTAGGTTCGTCCTGAGTTTGAAACCTGTTAATGATGTGTGCTCTTTCAGTAGCAGAAACTGCCCCGTAGATAACATCATTTGTTACATTATGCTTGTTTAAATATTCCGATATAAAATGAATAGTGTGTTTGTATGGTATAAATAAAAGAACTTTATGGTCTGTTTCTTCTAGTACTTCCATCAATGCATTAAGTCTAGGTGTTACATCAAATTTAATAACTTCTTTATCGTCTGTATAAACTGCACCACCAGAGATTTGTAATAGTTTATTAAGGCCCGCAGCAGCGTTTACTGCAGTTACCGATTCATCGCCTGTAGCAATAATCATTTGTGTTTTTAATTCTTTATAGAATTTTTCTACTTGTGGAGTAAGTGGCACGATGCGAGTCTGATACATAACATCAGGTAAATCTAGACATTGGTCTTTAGCAAACCTTATAGCAGGTTGCAGTGCTTTAAATACTAAATCTTTTGCTGTTGGTCTTGGTATCCATTTAAAACGAGATACTTGATACATCACTTTATCTCGCCATGCAGACGATAGTTTAGGAAGTCTATCTGGACAAATAAGTTTGCCTAATCCAAAAGCATCCATAGGTGATTGAGATGCAGGGGTACCTGTCATCATCCATAGTCTTGTATCAAAATCTAATATCTTACTAAGTGTTTTCCATCGGACTGTGGTATGAGATTTATAAGCGTTGCATTCATCGACTATAATTAAATCAAATTTTGCTTTTTTAATTTCATCTTTAACGATGTTTACGCCATCATAATTAATAATAGTAAAGTCGTAGCCTCCCTCAATAATTCTTTTTCTTTTATTTGCATCGCCATGACATACTATTGAAGTCCTATGCATACATGTATTAAAAACATCAGCTTGCCATGCAGAATGCATGATTGATAGTGGACATATAATGAGTACTTTTTTAATTTTGTTTTGAGTCATCAGATAATCTGCTGCCCAAAGAGCTGACGAAGTTTTCCCTGTACCTGCTTCATTAAAACAAAAAGCATGTTTGTTAATACTTAAAAATTCTGCAGTGGTAATTTGATGGTCAAAAGGTGTATATAGACCTGAGTATTTATAATCTCTCCTCATAGGAGAAGGAAGGTTGGATTTAAATCTAACGAGTGTATTGAGCTTGGTCATTTCATCAAGACCCCAATAAACTATTAGACTTGAGATGTTATCCTCTATACTTAAGACTTCACTTTTTTCTATGCTGTCTTTAATTAATGCACCTAATTCTTTAGGCAACGCAAGCTTTACAGCCTTGTCTTCAACTAATTCCATAACTTCCTAACTAAATGTTTACTTAACTTGGATAATAATTATACAACTATAAAATTATTTACGTCAACTATTTTTTCTTTCTTTCTCTTGTACTTGTTTCTGATACTAATTTTCTTTTTGAATTTCTTTTGAATGAGCGGTTTTTACTTCTTGATTCTACTTTTACTCCATGAGCATTAGTACCGCCTTTAGAAATAGCTCTCTTATGTGCTATGTCTTTTCCTTCTCTTTTATCTGCTTTACCATTACCGTTTTTATCGAGGCTTGTTGCATCCATCTTGCGACGAGCACGAGCTCTCATGGCTCTTGCAGGCTTTTCTTTACGTTTCTTTTCCATTTCCCATTCATGTTTATATGGGCGCGGTCTATTTACATACGGCATTTTTAGTCACCTCATTACACCAAAATAAAAATTCATTAACAGTTAGATTGCCTCGGAACGAATTAATAGCCCTACAGACAATTTGAATGTTATTATAATTATACTCTCCTCCCGCATTAATTCTATCAATACTTGCGTTAGTTTGTATTATATTACCACGCTCACGTCTACACGTTAGTTCAACTCCACTTAGTGCACACTTATAATCTTGCTCAGCTATTTTACCTATTAATTGTTCTGCAGTAAGGGGGGTATTTTGTTTTTTAGATAACAAATGTCGGAAATACCTGTACCAATCATGGTCTTCTCTCTCATATCGTTTTTGTGTTTTAACTTGATTTTTGCATGTATTACAACAAAATCTCCTATTATGGGTAGCTGCTACCCCTGCTTTTTTGCATACAATACAAATATATGGATAAGTTTTAATTTTTATGGAACTCACAACTTGTAACAGGGCACCAACCACAAAGTGGTGTAGGATTAGGAACCCATGTATCATAATCGTAGCTTGTTTCTAATCTTTTTAACGGCACTTCAAATGCTTTCCAAAGCTTATCCATGTCACGTCTATGATATTCTTCAGTCAAAAAACTATTCTTCATTATAAATAATAGTCCTGCTTTTATTTTCTGTACCTCTGGAAAATATGTAAACGTCATCAGTGCCATAAGCTTCAACTGTTTAGGGTCAGGATATTTATTACTACCTGTTTTGTAATCTACTATATATGCATCAGAACCATCAACAATAACTAAATCTGCTATGCCTCTAACCCAT